TTGAGGCATTCTTTAAAAAGAATGCCGCATTTTCCTCTGCCAGTTGTGAACAGGCGGCCTTGACCAGCTTCTTAGAAGCTGAGAAGGTCTGTCGTATCACTAACCGGCGGTTGGATCACTACCATACGCATCCTGATCGACTTGATCCTGATATGCGAGGGCAGATTGCAAGAATGCAGCGAATAATCGCTACTACTCTGGGACCATTTGAGGCTTTCTTGCCCCAAATACCAGAGCTCGTAAAAGTGACGAGCGGCGCTACCTTTAGATACTCGAGGCGCGAGTCGCAGCCTTACCGGAAATTCCGGAAGACTGTGGATTGTGCTCCGCGCGCAGCGTCATATCTGAAAGCTCTGTACCGATATTATGGTTATGAGCCGCCAGTGTTGAATGCGTGCACGAGTAATCGGGTTGAGACCGTACCGAAGAACTGGAAAACTCACAGAACGATCGGTTGCGAACCAGATGGCAATACGCCACTGCAGTTAGCTTTCGACACGTTTGCGAAACGAAGGATGAAACGCCACCTCGGCGTTAACCTCCACTCCCAGTTCAGAAATCAAAGGATGGCTCGCGAGAGTTCGATCAGTGGCAGTCATGCCACAGTCGACATCAAGCAGGCCTCGGACACTGAAGCTTATAATGCTGTCGCCTGGCTCTTTCCTTGTGCCTGGTTCCAGTACCTAAGTGATATCCGCTCTTCGACGTTTATTTTAAACGGCGAGACAGTTCGTTATGCCAAATTCTCCAGTATGGGGAATGGCACGACCTTCTGTACAGAGACCTTGATTTTCGCTAGTGCTTGCAAAGCAGTAGGTAGCCAGGACTATGCAGTATACGGTGATGACATTGTCATCGAATCGGAACTGTTGCCCTCGCTACTTCGCTTGTTAAGCTTTTTTGGCTTCACTATCAATACAGCTAAGTCCTACTGGACTGGTCCATTCCGTGAATCTTGTGGAGTGAACTGTTACCAAGGGATAGATATCACCCCGTTCTATTTGCGCGACAAAAAGCTTGGCAATGCCAAGCTGTCGCACGCAATTAACGGGTTGGCGTCTATAAGTTTGCCGGAAGGCAAACTCTGGCACTTCTTGCGCGATTGCGCTGTTGGGTTACCCATGGTACCGCTGAGTGAACAGACGACATCTGGTATCTTTATTGATACCCCGTCTGCGTATAGCCTTAAGAAACTCCGTTCGAACCGAAATGGCACACTTGTGACCAAACAGTATGTCCTCGAAACTGAGGACGAGGTTCGTCGTGATATTCGAAATCTGATACTCTGGCATTTCAATGCTCGCGTAAAAGATCAGAATAATGACTTACGTCAGTCGTTTGGCGTCCCACTTGATGCGCACTGTTTAACCGCAGTGGCGCATGGGACCGTGAACGATACAGGAGTAACTAGCTCGGTGCCCACGTTACGAAGTAAGTACGTACGTAAGTGGGTGGGCTGGATCCCTCCAGCCCAGGTTGCGCCTGTTCACCTCTTCTGGTGGACAGAATTCGTACTAGCGGGCCCTAGGGCCCCCGACGACGAAAAGCAAAGAGCATGATGCTCTGGACAAGCCGCTGCTTAG